GTTCGCTATGGAAAACTTTCTGAGATTACATCTCGTGAGTTTTCTGATAAACAAATTTTTGTCAAGATGGAGGCGTTGATGAAACGCCATGACAAAGATTGGGCTCCACGTATTATTTACCAGAGTTCAGATATACACAATGCGGCCTTAGGTCCCATTATGCAAGAGTGCACGAGACGAATGTTTCAGTGCTTTGATCAGAGGAGAGGTCCAGACACTTTAGAAGTGATGGGCGCTTACAAGAAAACCTCCGAGGAAATAGTCGACCACTTTCAAAGGTCAGGAGATTCTACGAGTCTCTTTATTTCCACTGATTTTAGCGCTAACGATTCGTCTCAAGTGCTCGATGTTCACATGTTGGAAGTTGCATGGTTACGCCGTCTAGGTGCACCCATGTGGCTGACAAGTCTTATGTTGATTGCTAACAATTACGTTGCTAGTAATTACACATATGCCATGAAAGTCCGGATTAAGAACCAGTTGCCAACTGGTAGCCAATCTACGACTTTCAGGAACAGCATGTGGAATGCAACAATTTTGAAAGCATTCACAATTCACGTGGGTCGTGTCGGGACTGCGTGTATTCTTGGCGATGACTGTGTGGTGCGTTTAGATCGTGCCACCAAGAGAAAACAATTTTATATACGCCAATATCGTTATATAGCGAAATTGGCGCATATGAAAGTCAAAGTCACCGTCACTAATACTTTGCAGGGAGTGGCATTTTTGTCAAGATGGTTTACGATGCTGGCTAACGGCCGGTATGTCACAGTACCTTTTCTTGGTAAGGCTATTGCGAGATTTAATGTTTGCCCAAATCCTAGGCAGGATCCTGCCCAGTACATTTGTGGTAAGGCATTAAGTTATTCTTATGAATTCCGCAATTTTCCCGCTATCAAGAAGTTGTTCTTGGCGAAGTTTGCCAGTTTGTACGAAGAAGGTATGTTGAACCTTGATGGTGTATCGTGGAATCTTAGGGGATTGTTTATCCGCCTAGGACTTGAAGGCATTCTTCAAGAAATTAGGAAACCCAGTTCTGTTGGGTTTCTCTACGATTTTACACCATTGGTTCATAGCAAGTTTGGTATAACAGCCAGCGATTATTACCATGCCGTCTTCGCCATCTTGTTCAAGGATGTTGACATATCCATGGATAGCCTTGGATTCTTGGACAATGAATGGTTATGAATTTTGTGTGATTTCAATGTCCCGTGTCTTACGGATGATGCAGTGAGAGCTATGACTCACAAAAAAAAA